TAAATACATCTTACACATATTACTACACCGATAGACCATCGAATTATTTCGATAAGAGAGTAGAAACTGGTGCTGATATGAGGGCACCAATATTCTACGATAGAAATAATACTGGATATTACGCAAATCCTGCTTCCACATCGTACTTTAACGATATGAGAGCTGATATTTACTACGATAGAAATAGCACTTCTTATTATGGTAACTTTGCATCTACATCTCGATTCAATCGAATTGATGTAAACGATACTCGTTCAGATGTATTCTACGATAGAAATAATACTGGTTACTATGTAAACCCTGCAAGTGGGACTCAATTATATGGAATGACCCAAATAAGTGGTGGTCATAGTGATTCTGAATTTGGAGTACGTTTATTATCTGGTAACAATGGGGCTGGTACTGGTGAGATTAATTTAAGAATGTGGTGTTCGGAACCAGGTAGAACTTGGGATTGGGCTGGATTTGGATATAATGTTACTAATAACAATGGTTCACCATCTGGGTTTGGAAGATTAAATACCAGTCATGGACAGGGATATTGGAGATTCAGTACCTCTGGATATGTGTATATGTATAACACAAACACATCAGGTACTCGTTATCAGACAATGGAATGGAGGTCAGATAATACTGTTATTGCTAACAACTATTTAACGGGAGCTAATTCATTAAGAGCACCAATATTCTATGACAGTAATAATACGGGATATTATGTAAATCCAGCAGGTCAATCTCATATGAATACTCTTACCTTACAGGGTAATAGAATTGGATTCATTAACTCATCGTTTGATGCTGAAATTAGAGTATCTGATGGTAATCCAAATGGAACTGGTGCAGAATTTACATTCTATGGTGATACTGGAGCGGCAAATGCACAACTTACAGCAGAAGTTGGTAACTTTACTGCAAATGTAAGAACGCCAATAGTCTACGATAGTAATAATACTGCATATTACTCAAACCCTGCAGGTACATCGTATCTTCAATATTTAGGTAGAAGGGCACACAATACTGGACACTTAGTTGGTTCATATAATAGTGTTGGTGGTAACTCTACCAATACTAACCCAATTTATACTATTGGTTCATCATATAACCCATCAACTACAACATTATCAAATATGTATGGTGTTGGTTATTCTCACACAAATGCATCGTTTATTTCATTCACTGGAGCGAGTGGATGGGGTTGGTACGCTGCTGCTGATGGTGATGCTAGAGTTTGGATAGGTGCAGCAAACGGAGGACAAGTTTCAGCAAAAGGAAATATGTACGCTGATAGATTCTATGATTACAATAATACGGGTTATTATCTAAGACCGGATAGTACATCATTATTGGCAAATATGCAAATTAATGATTACATCTACCATAGAGGTGATACTAACACTTATATGCAGTTCCATGCGGGTGACCAATGGAGAGTTGTAACTGGTGGTACTGAGAGATTAGAGGTAAACAATTCTCAAATCTATATGACTAGAGAATTGAGATGTACGCAAGATGTTATCGCATTCTATTCTGATGAAAGATTAAAAGATAATCTTGGTAAGATTGAATCTCCATTAGATAAAATTTCTAAGTTAGATGCATTCTACTATGTAAACAATGATTTAGCAAAAGAAAAAGGATTCGAAGATGATAAGAAACAAATAGGTTTATCAGCTCAGCAAGTAAAAGAGGTAATGCCTGAGGTTGTTCATTCAGCACCATTCGATACTGATTTTACTGAGGATGGTGAAATGTTCTCTACATCTGGTGAAGATTACTTAACTCTTAAATACGATAGATTAGTTCCATTATTAGTTGAAGGTATTAAAGAACAAACTGAAATTGTGAAATCTCAACAAAAAGAGATTGATGAATTGAAGGAAATGGTAAAACTTTTACTAAATAAATAAAAAAAACACTTATGAATATAACCAATTTACTCTTTTGGGTTTTTTGGTTATATTTATATGTGTATTTGGTATAAAATCAAAATAAACTTATTGGAGAAATAAATAATATGGCAGAAAGAATTGTATCACCTGGAGTATTCACAAGAGAAAACGATTTATCGTTCTTGGCTCAAGGTATCGGAGAAATTGGAGCAGCATTCGTAGGACCTTTCAAACAAGGACCTGCTTTCGTTCCCACAGTAGTTAGAACTCAATCAGAATTTGAGGATAAATTTGGTAAACCTGATGGAACTTACTATACAGGACAAGCAGTACAAAACTATCTTAGAGAAGCTGGTTCTGCAACGATTGTAAGAGTAATGAATGAAGGTACGACTACACAAAACTTCCCTATTGGGTTAGTTGCAGATGGAAAACTAATTTCAAGTATTCATTCAACCAACGCTGGTGATGAAGAAGTTGGATTTGGTGCATTTAGTGTAAGTAGTGGAACTGCATCTGGTTCATTTGTAGTAAGTGGTAGTGGTATCGGTGAGGTATCATCATCTTTATTACCATCAGCAACTAATGATGTTAGTGATGTATTTGGTGAATCACCATTTGGTTCAAAGGATGGATATGTATATTCTTACTTTGAGAATGTAGCAACATCAGCTGATTATTCAGGTGGAGTATCTGCAGTAGCATTACCATCTCAAATATTTGGTGGAGCTTCTTCAGCAAACACACCATATGTAAAATCACAATTAATTTCTGGTGAAAGAAGTGATTTATTCCGTTTCCATACAATTGGATATGGTAGTAATGAAAATAAAAGATTTAAAATTTCTATCTCAAATGTAAAAGCAGCTGGTGAAGATGGTTCAACTGATTACTCTTCGTTCTCAGTAACTATTAGAGGTTTTGCTGATACTGATAAGAGAAAAGTTGTTTTAGAATCGTTTAATAATGTAAACTTAGACCCATCATCACCTAATTTCATCGCAAGAAGAATTGGTGATATGTATAGAACAATTGATGCTAATGGTAAAGTTACTGATAATGGTGACTGGGTAAATAACTCTAAGTATGTATGGGTAGAAGTTAAAGCAGATGGTTCATACCCTGTTTCAGCTGCACCTTTTGGACATGGAGCATATACTAACCCAATCAACGCTACTGATGGAACTATTGTTCCTGCTGCAGTTTATCAAACAAACTCATCAGTTAATACTGCTGGTTCATCAGCAAAATATGCTGGTTTAGATTTTGAAACTGCTGGTGTAAAAGGAGATAACGCTCATTATATGAACGCAATTCCTGATAACGCAGTTGTTGGTTCAAATGTTGATTTTGGATTCGATTCTCAATTATCATATGTAATGAGTGGTTCTGAATCATCTGATATGGTTAAGAGGCAATTTACAATAGCATTCCAATATGGATTCGATGGACAATCACCATCTGTATCTAAAAACTTAGGAGCTGATATAAATGGTTCAAACACACAAGGTTTTGATTGTTCAAGCGCAATAAAAGGTGGTACGATAGCATATGTTAAAGCATTAAACGCAATCTCAAATGTAGATGAGTATGATATCAATATGTTAGTAACTCCTGGTATTATTAGAAACCTACACCCAACAGTAACTACAAAAGCTATTGATGTTGTTGAAGCTCGTTCTGATGCATTTTACATTGCTGATTTTAACGCAGTAAATGATTCAATCGCTCAAGCAACACAAGAATCAAATTCAGTAGATACAAACTACGCAGCTTCTTATTACCCTTGGGTTAAGACAGTTGATACTAATACTAACAAACTAATCTCAGTTCCACCATCAGTATTGATGCCAGCTGTATTTGCAGCAAACGATAACATCGGAGCTGAATGGTTCGCACCTGCTGGTTTGAATAGAGGTGGTATTGTAGGAGCAGTTAGTGTATTGAATAGATTAACACATTCTGAAAGAGATACTTTATATGAAAACAAAGTAAATCCAATCGCTTCTTTCCCTGGGCAAGGTATTGTAGCATTTGGACAGAAAACGTTGCAAGATAAAGCATCAGCATTGGATAGAATCAACGTAAGAAGATTACTAATCACTGTTAAGAAGTTTGTGGCATCTACATCTCGATTCTTAGTATTCGAACAAAACACCGCTCAGACAAGAGGTAGATTTATAAACACTGTACAACCTTACTTAGAAGGAATTCAACAAAGACAAGGATTGTACGCATTTAAAGTAGTAATGGATGAATCTAACAACGGACCTGATGTTGTTGATAGAAACATACTTGCTGGACAAATATTCTTACAACCGGCTAAGACCGCTGAATTCATTGTAATTGATTTCAACATCTTACCAACTGGAGCAGCTTTTTCAGCATAAACTAAAAATAATAATAACTAATATTTATTAGTATAACAGGAGAAAAATAAAAAAATGGCAGAAGTATTAGAATTTAACGAAATGATGTTCACCAACTTCGAACCGAAGATGAAGAATCGCTTTATAATGGAGATTGAAGGAATTCAATCATACCTTATAAAAACAGCAGCTAGACCTTCAATCAACTTCGAAACTGTGAAATTAGACCACATCAACACATACCGAAAATTACAAGGTAAAGGTGAGTGGCAGGATATAACTATAACATTGTATGACCCAATTGTACCATCAGGTGCACAACAGGTAATGGAATGGGTACGTTTAGGATATGAATCTTTAACTGGTAGAAAGGGTTACGCTGATTTCTACAAAAAAGATATTGATTTTTATATGTTAGGGCCCGTTGGTGATAAGATAGAGCAGTGGAAGTTAAAAGGTGCATTTATTGCAGCAGCTAACTTCAATGATTTAGATTTCTCCTCTAATGATGCCGCTGATATCGAATTAACGTTATCTTACGATTACGCTATATTAGAATTCTAAAAATACAATAAATATTTTAATAATAGAAAAGGTTCTCTTAGTGAGAACCTTTTTTTTTACTCTTTTTTAAGTTTTATATATTTATATACGAACAAATAAAGGTTTATTATGAGTGATACTAAATATGAATTTCCAACGGAAATTGTTGACTTACCTTCAAAAGGTTTAGTCTACCCAGAAGGACATCCCCTACGAAAGGGTAATGTTGAGATAAAATATATGACTGCAAGAGAGGAAGATATTTTAGCTTCCCAATCTCTAATAAAGAAGGGTGTGGTTTTAGATAAATTATTCGAATCAGTTGTAGTAGAGAAGGGTGTTGATATTAATGATATATTTATTGGAGATAAAAACGCAATTCTTTTAGCAACAAGAGTAATGGGATATGGTGCAGATTATCAAGTAGAAGTAACTGACCCATTTACATTAGAAGCCCAAAATGTAACTATCGATTTAGGAAAGGTTAAAACCAAAGATTTTGATGAAAAATCATTAAGTGGTGATAACATTTACAAATTTAAATTACCAAAAAGTGGAAAAGAATTGGAATTTAAACTTCTAACTCATGGTGATGAAGCTGAAATTACAAAAGAAATCCAAGCATTAGCTAGATTATACAAAGGTAAGGGAGAAAAATCATTCGATGTAACAACTAGGTTAAAGTATATGATACAATCGGTAGATGGTAATCAAGATAGAGGATTCATAACCAATTGGGTTCAGAATGGATTTCTTGCATTAGATACAAAATCATTTAGAAAATATGTTAGGGAACTAAGTCCAGATATGGATTTAAAATTTGAGTTCACCTCTGAGGTGACCGGTGAGCAGGAGGCACTTGATATCCCGTTCGGGATTTCATTTTTTTACCCTTCCGAATAACTACACTCAAATACTTCATGACCAAATTTGGCAACTTATTCAATTTGGTAACGGATTTACTTGGAAAGATGTTTACTTCATGCCAATACAATGGAGAAAATTTTACTTTCAAAAATTAGTAGAATTGAAGAAAAAAGAAGCAGCAGAACATAAAAAAGTAGAACAAAAATCAAAAGTGAGGGTTAAACGATAATCCTCACTTTTTTTATATCATATATTTATAGGAGTAATAATAGGATAACTAACTATGGCAAATAAAAAGAAATTAAACGAAGCTTCTATTTCTGGATTCATTAATCGATTCTTAGATGATATGCAGCAAGGTACGGTAGATAGGTTTATTAAACAAGCTAAAACAAAGAATGTACCAAGACCTGTTGTAAAGCAGTTAGAAAAACTTAAAAAAGAAAGACAGGAATTAGAGAAAATTCTTAAAGATTTATAATCTAAATGGCTGAAAGTAATAATCTACTTAAAGAAAAGGCTCAATTATTAGAGCGTATAAGGGGTATTCAAGCCGAACAAGGTAAGGAAGCCGCTAAACTTGATGGTGCCTACCAAATTGCGGCAAGTAGATTAAAGGAGATTGTAAAGATAATAAAAGCATCTGAAGTTGCGCAGGAAAATGTAGCAAACTCAGTTGATGAGATGGTTACTGGAGCACAATCATTGGGTAGTGTATATAGTAGAATCAAAACTCAACAATTAGAACAAGCTGATATATCTGCAAATATAGCTAATTCATTACAAGGGCGTATTGATAGTAACTCAAAATTATCAAACCAAAACGCAACCGCACAACAACAAGCATCATCCATCCTAACCGCATATGGTGACCAAGCATCTATTGCAAGGGAAATGTCCCAATTAACTTCAGAGGATGTAGAACAAAAAGCAAAATTACAATCTGATTTTGATGCAATGGGTCAATTGATTCAAGAAGAATTGGATTCTATGGATAAGAGATTGGCAGTTACTAAAGATTTTATGGCTCAACAAGGAGTTATATCTGATTCTGTAAAAAATCAAATAAATGATGCACAAGAGTTATCTTCATTATCTACCGAACAAAAAAGTATATTAGAACAACAAGCACAAGTCTTTGATTCAATGAAGAATAAAGTAGATGCATTGGGTTCAACTCTAACCACATTCCTTAAAAGACCACAAGCCGCAATTGGGGCATTGGTAATTGGTATTGGTAAATTCGCTGGTAAATTTGGTGAAGTAAATAGAGAATTAGGGCAAAGTTTCACACAAGGATTAAATTCATCAACATTATCAGCAACTGGATTAGGTTTCATATTTGAGGATACTGCTGGAACTGTAAGAGAATTGGCATCAGAATTTGGTGGAGTAGATGCAGCAACACTTAGTACACAAACTAATATTGGATTGATGGCATCAAATATGGGTATCACCAATAAAGAGGCTGTTGGATTAACTGCATCATTTGCACGATTGAATGGAAGTTCGAACGATGTTGCAGCTGATATGATTAAAACTACTCAAGAGTTTGCTAATCAAAACGGAATAATTCCTGGAGCATTAATGGCTGATTTAGCTGGTTCAACTGAAGAGTTTGCTTTATTTGGAAAAGATGGTGGTAAAAATATATTAGAAGCTGCTGGTTATGCTGCTAAGTTAGGTACTAATATGAGTACAATTAGTGGTATAGCAGATGGGTTACTTGATTTTGAATCATCTATTACCAAAGAATTAGAATTGGGAGCAATGTTAGGTAAAAACATCAATCTTGATAAGGCTAGACAATTAGCAATGGAAGGTGACTTAGATGGTATGATGAAAGAAACCCTAAAATCACTTGGTGGGATTGATGCATTTAACAAAATGGATTACTTCCAAAAGAAAGCTACGGCTGATTTATTGGGTGTATCGGTTGCTGAAATGCAGAAAATGGCAACCAATGCAGAAAAAGCTGGTACAATGGGTGAGGTTATGAGTTCTTCATTTTCCAAAGCAGGTGAATTCTTAAATACAGGTTTAAATAAATACTTAGGAACTGGACTACAAGGTTTAGGAGGTATGATTACTATGACAGGACAGGTTGGTACTGGATTCTCAGCAATGGGAACCTCAATCGGTGGTGTAATTAAAGGTACTGGGCAAGTTCTTAAAAACATAATGGGTATGGTAGCCGGTCCTGTATTAAAAGGTTTAAAATCAGTAGGTGGTTTACTTGCTAATAGTAAAGTTGGTAAAAAAGTAGGTGGTATTAAGGACAAAATTCTTGGTGGTGTAAAGGATAAGTTTAGTGGTGGTGGAGATGCATCACCTAAAAAAGGTGGTGGAATGCCTGGTAAAGGTATTATGGATGGTATGGCCAAGATTGATATGAAAAAAGTATTACAAGGTGCAGCAGCAATGGTAATCGTAGCTGGTGCAGTATTCATATTTGGAAAAGCAGTACAAGAATTTATGAAAGTTAGTTGGGAAGCAGTTGGAATGGCTGTGGTATCAATGTTAGCTTTAGTTGGAGCAGTTGCTCTATTAGGTGCTATTATGATGAGTGGTGTAGGTGCTGTGGCTATTTTAGCTGGAGCAGCGGCAATGTTAGTTGTTGCATCAGCAGTGTTAGTATTAGGAATTGGATTACAAGCAATTGGAACTGGTTTTGAAATGTTAGGAGCTGGGATATCATCATTAACTCCTAATTTATTAGCAGTTGGTACATCTATATTAGGTATGGTTACATTACTACCAATGATTGGATTATTATCATTAGGATTAATTGCTCTTGCTGGTTCGTTAGCTTATTTAGCACTATTCGGAACAGCAGCACTACCTGTTCTTATGGGAATCGGAGTAGCAATGATGATGGCTGGTTTAGGTGTTACTATGTTAGGTAAAGGATTATCATTAGTGGGAGCAGGTTTAAAAACTATAAGTGATTCTATATCTGGTATAGGTGATACTATTTCTGGTGTAGGTACTGTAATTGGAAATATTGTAACATTTATAGGACCAATAATGGCATTATCACTAGCACTAACCGCACTTGCAGCATCTTTGATGTTAGTTAGTGTAGCTGGTATTACTGCTTTGCCTGGATTACTCGCAATAGCCGCAGTTGGAGCAATAGCTGTGGGTATTAGTGGATTGTTTGGTGGGGATGATGAAACTGCTGATGTGGATACTAATAGTGAGGGTGGAGATAGTGCATTGATAACTGAGATTAAAGGATTAAGAGCAGACCTTATTGATGGTAAGGTTGGAGTTTATATGGATGGTACTAAGGTAACGGCTGCTATATCAAAAGTGGTAGATAAGGTGGGAAGTAATTCTTACGCAATATAAAATAAGATATGCCAACATTATTAGAATTATTTAAAAGTCAACAACTACTATCTCAGGGAGGAAAAACCGCTGAGGAAGCTTATGATATCCAAAACTCAAAGGATATCAAAATTTCAACATCAGACCCTTTAGTAAATAACACTGGATTTGCAGCAGCTAATCTATTAAGAAAAACATTAGGTGTAAGGGGTAGTGAAACACTTTTAGAACAAGAAGTGGTAGGTACTCGTATAATTAGAGGATTTTCTATACCTGTATTGTATGGTAGTGATTTACCAAGAATTACATTAAAAACAACACCATTATTAGATGTAATGAAAAAGGGTACTGGTGGTACCGAAGGAGATGGTGGGTTAATTGGTGGTGCAATTGAAGATGCTAGAAACTATATAACTGATAAGTTGGGTATCCCATCAAATATAATCCCAACTAAAATATATAATGATGAGAGAATAAAATCTAAGGGGGAAACTCAAAATAGAATGATTCTTTTAGCTGATATCAAAGGAGAGCCATCAGATAAGTTATTAGCAGAGTTGTTAAGAAGTGGTATTAGTGGAAACCTTAAAACCATTGGAAAGCAAGCAATTGGTGGAGCAATCAACATAGCAAAAGATAAGATTAGAGGTAAGTTATTTGGAGAACGTTCTAAGACGGGATTCAATAACGCTGGTTCTAATGAAGATGGTTCAAATATAAGCATAAACTATGGTAGTTTAGATAGTGAAGTTGGTGTAACAATTAAAACCGACCCTAAAACTGGTATAAGAGATGTAGGTGGTTTGACGTATCAAAAAACATTTAATCTAACCTTCAGAGATGATAATGAGCCTGGTAAATTAAACTTTATAGATTCAACTGATGAAGGTGGATTAGCAAGAAAAACACCAAATGTAGTAATAAGTAAATTTAAGTTACCATCATATGCTGGATTAAAGGCAGGGGATGTGTTTCCATTATATAGTAAGTTATTTTTAAATGCTAAATCTAATAATGTAAAAGATTCAATTGATAGTGAGGGAAAAATAATAAAGAAAACTGATAAGTTAACATTTCCAACTAAATCTGAAGCAGTTAATGAAGGTGAAGCTGATAGTGTTCAAATAGCTAATCCAGATTCAATACCATATTCACCAAATACATCATTACATAGTGATAAAAACTCAAATTTAGCTACAAAGCCAAATCCCACTACTGAGGAAGTATCAACTGATACCAAACCGGAAGCATTAACTTTCAAAACACCATCAGAGACAACTTCTGAAGGTGAAGGTACGTTTGATACAGATAAATTACCAAAAACACAACCATCAACTGAGAAATTTTCTACAACTGCTAATGAAGCAGATGAACCTCAAAATGATATAAAAGATGCGGTTAATGGTGATGGTACATTAGCTGATACTGTTCCAATTACATGGTTAGATGCTAATTTCACAAAAGAAGATGGTACATCTACTGAAAAAATAGAACTAACAATTGATAGGAATAGAATCACACCAGATTTAGATAGATATCCAAAACGTTTGGATTCTAAACGTGGTATAGAACCTAAAAGTGATAGTATAAACATAACATCAATACAAAGTGGAGAAGGTACTGATGAAAACGATGCATTAGATTTTGCACCATTGAAATTTTATTCAATTGCAAAAGATAAAACAGTACAATTTAGAGCAACTATAAGTGGGTTAAGTGAAACATTATCACCATCTTGGGATTCTGCTAAATTTATGGGAGCACCATTTCAATATTATACATATGGTGGTGTGGAACGTAGTATAACTTTTAATTTTAAGGTGTTTGCATTAAATGCAAATGAACATAAGGCTGGTTGGGATAAATTGAATTTTTTAACTGGATTGGTATATCCACAAGGTTATGATGGAGGTTCAACCGCTATAACAGCTCCTTTTATTAAATTTACATTGGGTGACTTGTATAAAAATAAAGAATCATTTATAGAATCGTTATCATATACATTCGATGATTCTACTCCTTGGGATATTGATGAAACAAATTACAGATTACCAATGATAACTGATGTAGCAGTTACTATTAAATTTTTACAAAGTAGAAGTACAACGGAGGGTTCAAAGTTTTATTCATTTGCACCAACAACATAATATAATATGGCAAGTAGATATAAAAATAATGAAATAAAAAACACCAATGATGGTAGGAGAGTATATCGTTCTAAGATATATCCTCAAATTCCATTAAGTGATGATGATATCTATGTAGCAACTGAAACAGGTGATAGATTAGATACCCTTGCATATCAATATTACAAAGATGCATCACTTTGGTGGATAATAGCTTCAGCTAACAACATACATACTGCTCCATTAGGTTTAGTAGATGGAACCATATTAAGAATCCCACAAAATTATATAGAAATAAATAATAAGTTTATAAATTACACCTAAATAAGTTATGTCAGCATTTCCTAATTTCTCAAACATCAGAGGGTACATACAAACCGAATTGGATTCTAGAATCGATTCTACCTTAAAGTTATCTCAACTAAATTGTTGGGCAAAGGTAACTTCTGGTGTTGGTATGGCTATGGTTTCTAATCCTAATTTTAATTTATTTAAAGCAGCTGGTGGTAGTACTGGAATATATGGAAATGAATCATCGTCTGGTACAATTGGAACTGATTGGGGTGGTTCTCCTATAAACTCTGGAACGGGTCAAGGTTTTAGACCATCTCCTGTAATTTCATCAATTGAGATAGATGAGGGGTCTGGTAACTTATCTAGAAAGGCAACATTTTCAATTACTGCATATACTTTGGAGCAAATGGAAACTATTACTGAATATTATTTAGAACCTGGATATTCTATATTTTTAGAATGGGGATGGAATACCCCATCTGGAGTAGGTGGAATAGTTCCATCAACCGCCAATGCAATAGCAAAATATCAATCATCATTTGAAACTGATAAAAAAAGAGAAGATAGTGGAGGCCAATACGATAATTATTTAGGATTCATCACAGGTGGTAGTGTAGCTATTGATGGTGATAAATGGACTATTAGTGTTAAATGTACGGGATTTACTGAATTACCTGCATATCTATTAACTTCAGAGACTGGTAATCAGAACGAAGGTGAAGATGCCAAATCAAATTCAGCTACATTATTTGGTAGTGGGTGGTTGGAAGCAAACGCTAAAAATTTAGGAGAAGAACGTTGGATGAAGGTATTTAATTCATTACCTAAAACAAGACAAACTATTCCTGTTAAAATGTTATATAAAAAGCAAGATAAAGATGGAATTCCATATTCTGAAATATCAAATGAGTTTAGTTATATAAACTTTGATGAAGAGGTTTCAGAAAAAATAAATGAAAACACTGCAAATGATGGATGGTTTGATTTTGGTAAGGGTGATGTTGAAGTAAATGGAGAAACAGTTGATTTAGAAAAGGGTACAAAGATTATAGCCGATGATAGATTTATTAAATTTTCAACTTTGATGGTAATATTTAATGAAATTGGTATAGATGGTTATAAATTGGGTGGAGATGACTCAAACGTTGTTAAATTTAGAATAAGAACTAATTTGACAACATGTAGCGCTTTTCCAAAAATATTTAGTACTGATGGTGATAGACTGTTCATACCCAATTCAACGGCACCTAAACTAAGTTTGAATGAAGTAAGTGGTGATTCAACGGTTGCGGATATAACAAAGGAAACATATAATGCACAAATCGGAAAAGCTATATTCCCTAGATTCCAAACTGTAACACTACCACCATCTGCCGTAGGGGGTGGTAATGGTGTTTTGTTAACAAGTGGATATTGGGGTTTATTAGATGATTTATATGTAAATTTTGAATTTGCTAAGGGTATAATGGATACTCCAAACTTTTTTGTTAAAGATGCATTATATCAATTATTAAATGGATTATCATCGGCTGTAAATGGTATGTGGAACTTTCAGATACAAGAAACAGCAACTGATGATAAACAAACAACGGAATTACGAGTTTATGAATTAAATTCAATTGGAAGTGGTAAACCATCGGAACCATACCAATTTAATATGATAGGTAGTGATTCTGTTTTTATGGAGGCTTCACTTGATTTGGATATTAGTGGTGCTAAGATGAATCAAATAATTGGACAGAGATTATCTAAAGGTGGAAAAGGTACTAAAGTAAATGGTGATGCAAGTAGAATACCAGGAAATCTATTTTCAACAAAGCTAGATTTATTAAATGTAGAGATAAAAAAGAAAGAAGTTCCTAAAGTTGAAGAAAAAACTCAAGCTGCAGATGATGCAGATGCGGCTAAAGAACAAATGTTAAATATAATATTAGGTAAAGCTAAGTTCTATCCAAAACCTGAATTAGAGGAAAGTGATGATATGAAAGGTGATTTATTTGGTTATTGTGTACTTGGTGCATTTAATGATAGTGCATTATTTTCTTTATTGAAACATAATATGGATAAAAATTCAGCTGATGCAGAAACACCATCACCATTAATGCCAATAAATTTTTCATTTAGTGTACATGGTATTAGTGGAATTAGACGTGGTGATATGTTTAAAGTAAATGGAATACCTACTATGTATAAAAAAGGATTCTTCCAAGTGTTATCAGTTAAACATACAATAGATGGTATGATGTGGAAAACGGAAATAACTGGTGGATATAGAAATAGTTAATTATGAAAATAGATAGATACAATAGTATTTCTAAATTAGGAAAGGAGTATAATAAGGTAAAAATAATAGCACATATACCAACTCCTAAAGATACAGATTATTTAGTTGGTTATATCATACGATATTTTGTACAAAAATCAAATGATATAAATTCTTCTATATTTGAAGTTGGGTCTGATGTATCTTCTAATTTTTTTAATAATCCTTTTTATGTAGTAACAACAATTGATTGGAGAATAAAGGGAACACCTGAAGAAATAAAGAAATCAAACTCTACATCTATACGATTGGCATCGGTTGATATTCCTAAAATTGGATTATACTTACCTAACCTCTTACAATTTCATAAGAAATAATTTTGTAAATCAATATATTTTTCGTATATTTGGTATCAAACTAACAATTAGATGAAAGTTACCATAGTAGTAAGAACATTCAAAAGACCCGAATTCTTAAAACAAGCATTATCATCAATACAACTACAAACCTATGATGATTGGGAAGTTATATTGTTCGATGACAGTGGTTCTACTGATAATCTAAATATCTATAATAATTTCAAATCCAACAATCCAACAAAAAGAATAGTCTATATTACATCAGCTACTCCATATGATATGTTTAAGGATTCTTGGAATATTGCACCTAAATTATCAAAGGGTGAATTAATTGTAAGATTGGATGATGATGATTTATTGAGAGAGAACTCACTTGATTTTATAGTTCGTACTTATGAAAATAATCCAACTTTAGATTTTAGTTATGGTTCAGCTACATTTTTTGAAAATGATACATTAAGAAGTAAGATTACAACACAAACTCCAATAGAGGCTCCTAAAACAGTTGATATATGGGAAGGGTATCTATATGAACACCCATATAACCTACCTTGGAGATTTAAACACAATCATTATGATGAACCACAATATCATAGTTCTATAATTCATTGTTCTAAGGCTAATCATATGTGTGTATATCACACTTATGTTATGAGGGTATCATCAATACTGAAAGTTATCGATAAAATGGAAATAACATCCAACTTTGTTGATGATTTGGAAGCTATGGGTATTATGGATTATTTAGGATTATCTCACACTTCTATAAAAAAGACACTAACCTACGCTAGAATCCATAGTAATGGTAGAGTTACTGATAAGGCTGGTAATGGTGAAGATACGTTGTGGAATAACATACTCAGAATTAGAGATGATGTTGAATTTCATAGAACTGATGGATTCCAATCTAATATTAATACAAATATAATAGATGGTGATGTTAATGATACTATAACCGATGAGCATAGACAGAGATTTAGTGAATATCTTAGTAAAGTAAAAAATACTTCAAAAACATTGGGATAATCCAAATATTTTTCGTATATTTGTATAATGGTTATAGTTGAATCGCAAAATGAAGTAAATGAGTTCCTACAAATGTGGGAAACAACTCCATCTACAATAATTCCTATTTGGAGTGATTTGGATAAACATCCAATGAACAACGAACTTGCTTTCTTATTTGTAAGGATGGGAAATACTGACTTTATCCTTATATATAATCATATTGATGGGAAATCCCAACAATTAGACCTCACAACTTCCACACAACCAAAATGGGTATGGAATAAGAAAGGCTTATTACAAATGGATATGGGTATCCAAAATACAATTGATATATCTACATACACATTCTTCGAAACAAATAAAATTATACCCGATGAGGTACAAAATCAATCGTTTATCTCACATTATACCCGAATGGGTATACGTGATAACTTAGGAAAGATATCACCTCTAATGAAGTGGGGGGAGTTCCTAACAACATTTGTGAATAATCTCAATCTTCCCTCTAAATATGAAAGTTGGGTTGATAAAACGATGATTCCTCTTCTTTCAGATATCGAACGATATGGGATTAATGTCGATGAGAAAAAATTTATTGATAGATTTCCACAAGCTACTAAACAGCTAATCAATACAACCCTTTATACCCAATACAACCCATACACCATTACATCCCGTCCATCCAATAGGTTTGGTGGAATCAACTTTGGAGCGTTGAACAAAAAAGATGGAACGAGAGAAGTATTTATCCCAAAAGAGAATCATATATTCTTACAAATGGATTTTGATGCATATCATCCCCGTATCATTGGTAAGTTAACTAATTACGATTTACCTAAAACATCCGTACACCAATGGTTGGCAGAACAATACGGATGTTCCTATGAAGAATCAAAGGGAATCACATTCCAACTACTTTATGGTGGTATACCTGATGAGTTTGATGAGATACCTTATTATAGGGGTGTTAGAGAGTTTATTGATAAATTGTGGTTAAAGAGTACTGAGAGTGGATATCTTCAAACACAATGTAGGAGAATACCCTTAGAGTGGATTGAGGGAAACAACCCACAAAAGTTATTTAATTATCTACTTCAAGCGACTGAAACTGAGTTGAATATGGAGAGACTAACGAAAATTTTAGAATACATCAAAGATACGGATGTAGAATTAACTTTATATTCATATGATGCATTTTTATTTTCATATCCAATTGAGGGTGGAGCAGAACATGCTAAGAATTTGAAAAAAATAGTTGAAGGTGGTGGGTTTCCTATCAAAGCTGATTGGGGAACGGATTATGGAAAACTTTAATATTTATAAGATATAGGGATTGAAAACATCAAATTATGAACAAAACCGAATTTATTGAAGAGCTAATATTAGAAATATCCTATCGTTCAGATGAGGGATATCCTATATTAAATAAATCTACACATATTACACTACTATCTGAGATATTAGATGAGTGGGGATATACCGAAATTAAAAACGAATTAATACAAAATCTTTTAGAAGCAGATGATGAAACATTTACTGCTACAAAGAAAGATACAAAACAAACATCAACATTTGATAGTGAAGAAGCAAGAGATGATGCAATTGAAAAGGGAACTCACATTAAGAAAGATGATACTAAAGATAATACTACTAAAAAATCAACCACATTTGATGCATCTACTTCTGATGGATTAGCTTATATAAAAAGTTTAGGAAAGGATGATGAGGCATATAAAGCAGCAGTTAAAGCTGGTCATATAACTGATGATGATAACGATGTTAAAAATACCAATAGTAAACCAAAAACTAATTCCGATTTAGAAAGAAGTGGTTTTGGTGAAAAGGATAAAAAACACTTAGATAATCCAAATGGACCTACTCGTAAAGAAATAAACGATGATTTAAATGAAGGTAATTTGGATAAACTTACGGAATATCAAAAAGGTGTTCAACTCAATAGAGAAAAGGGTATTTCTGGAATGGGAGGTGCTGTTGCAAGTGAAGGTGAATCTAAATATTGTGATGCTACTAATACCGATTTTGAAAAATGGGATTCCGATAACGAAGATAGAATCAATATTGTACAAAATGAAATAGCACAAAAAACAAAAAAATCAGCAGATGAATTTAGAGTAGCTGATGCATTGGGACTATCACCTAATTCAGATGAACTTAATAATTATCTTGCAAAAAGACAAGTTTGGGTTAATGAACAATTGGAAAATATCAAAAAAGAAAAAAACAGTGTTTTTTACTTAAAAGGTAAAAAAGGCTTTAATGGTAAAGATGCTGCATATGAAGAATGGATGAAAGTTGCTTATGATGGTGCACAAACAACAAAGAGAGCAATAGATGATTCATCAATTGATTCATCAAAGCCAAATGTAACAATTCAATCTACGGCAGAAGTAGACCAATCAGTACAAGCACATTTAGAAGATAGTGTACAAAACGCTAAAACCGATGATGATAGAAAACATGCTGAGATTCAATTAAAAAACTTCAATAAATTTAAAAGTTATCACGATACATATGTAGTTGGTAAGGATATAAATGGTAGAACTACCTATATGGGAATATCTAACAAAAAAGATGGTCAGATGAATGACCCTCAAAATAACACTACTCCAAAGAAGCGTTTTGAACAATTAGCAAAAAAATATGGTAAAGATGTTGCTGGTACTGTAACTCAATCATTAAAAAATAATGTAAAGGCAGTTTCTGAGGTCAAAGGAAATACAGTAAAAAGTTCAAGTAAATTGATAATTGATAGTGAGTATGTTGCTATATGTGAAACAAAAGAAATGAAATCATATCTACAAAAACTAAGAGATACTGGTTCATTTAGAGATTATGTAAAAGCTAAAGGTATGGATCCTGATACAATTGGTACAAAAGAACTTTTAACCGAAATGAATCAACATGCAAATGAATTAATTGAAGCTGGTAAGAATCCAGGGTACGATGCATATGGTAAAATTGCTATAAAAGTTGGTGAATTTGCACAACAACCCAAATTTCAAAAAGAAAATCCTCTATTGAACTTCGAAAATGAAAGTATCAAAAAAGCAGTAGATATAAAGGAAAATGAAAAAAACGTTGTTAAAACATCACACCTTAGAGTTGTTAATGAGTTAGTTGATGCTGATAAGCCTGATGGGTATTCTGATGAAAACCCAAATGCAGATAATGGGGTTCATCAGCAAGGTTATATTAGTGGTGTATTAGATGCATGTCATATAGATACATACATAGATATGGATTCTGATGATGGTATGTTACTTCAAATGGGAATTAATGGTGTAAAACCATCTATGTTAAGAAAGTGTGTTGCTGAAAAAAGTGGATTTGAGGGAGATAGTACAACTACAGAAGGTAAACAACAACTAAAAGACCATTTACGAAAAAGATGTAGAGTTACACCTGGTGGTGATAGAATTACAATTAAGGGTAGTGATGGTAAGGATACTGAATTATTTGAAGATTCTTGGAGAACTGCTGGTACTTCTCAAAAGGTAGCAACTCATTTTGGGAAGAGTATGAGAATTTGTTTACAAAAGAAAGCTGCAAAATAGTAATAAAAGTTATCCCTTTGTGTAAGTAGTTTATATTTATAACTGAAAAAAGGAATTCTCATTTTAGAGAAAATATAAATATGAAAACGCAATTACTGTGTACATTTACGACAAAGGCTGAGTTACAAAAGGTTCTACAAGATATTAGAGACACTTATGTAATAGTATATAACTACATCTACATACTTCAGAACAAATCAAACTTAGATGAATTATACATCACATATAACATCAACACCGAATTCAGACCACATCAACCATTAAGTGATACTATTTTGATTCATCGTAAAAAAGAATCAAATTCACTATATACAATCAATGCACTAAACCAACTTGTGAAAGAAGAAAATGGCGGAGTGTTGGATAAATCATTTATCATCGATTGGCAGAAGTTTAGAAATTCTATAATACTTACAAATACTGAAGGTACTAAGAAAATCCAAACTCGTATATTTGAAGTAATTGAGTTTAATCAAAAATAAAATAACAAATGGCAAAATTTACACGAGAACAAATCGAAGAAGCATTAAATTGCAATGGCTATAAATACTTTACAAGTGATAAAGGATATGATGTTAACATCGTTGGTATTAGAAATTCCGATACACATGGTGAAGTAACAAATAGATTTGATGATACTTTAACAATATCATATAAGGATTCAGATGGTAAGTGGATTTATAATGAATACAAAGCAACAACTGATCCTGGTTCTCATTGGGAAAAGAACCTAATGAATGATAAAGGTGTTGCAATACTTAAACCTGGTCAATATAGAGGTTCACATAAAATCAGACTTCATCAGGGAAAATATGAAGCATTAGGTCAACAAAAACCTGTTAAAGTTTATAGAGATAATAACAAAGATGGTAAATATGATATGATTGAAGAGAATATAGATGAAGGTATATTTGGAATCAATATTCATAAAGCTGGAAAGTTTGTAAATGGTTCAACTCAGATTGATAAATGGTCAGCTGGTTGTCAAGTATTCTCTAAGGAATCAGATTTTAACGAATTTATGGAAATTTGTAGAAAGGCTAGAGATATATGGGGAAACTCTTTCACATACACATTGATAGAATCTAACGATATCGTATAGATACATAAAAAACAAAACAAATTGAAAAAGGGGGAAAGAAATTTCCCTCTTTTGTTGTTTATATCAATTATTTTTCGTATATTTGTGTAACAAATGAAGAAAATGAACACTCTAAAAAGAAATTTGAAAATAAGTAAAAATAAATTTGGCAGTATCAATTTTATTTCGTATATTTGTATAACAAATGGATAAATACCCACTTAAAAGTGGATTTTTTGATATTTATATAAGGTGTAGGAAACACACCAAAATAAAACCATTAAATAAATAAAACAATAAAATTTAAACAATTATGGCACTAGATTTAAGCGCAATCAGAGGTAGACTGAACAAACTACAAAACACTGGTAATTCTAAAAGTAATCTTTGGAAACCAACTCCTGGTAAACATCAAGTAAGAATTGTACCTTACCTATTCAACAAAGAAAATCCTTTCATCGAATTGTATTTTCACTACAACATCAACAACAAAACTTATTTATCTCCTTCTTCGTTTGGAAGACCAGACCCTATTGTAGAGTTTGCTGACAAACTAAAAAGAATGGGTGATAAAGAAGATTGGAAAGCAGCTAAGAAAATGGAACCTAAGTTAAGAACTTTTGTACCTGTATTAGTTAGAGGTGAAGAAGGTGAAGGAATCAAATTTTGGGGATTCGGTAAAACTGTTTATCAAGAAATCTTAGGATATATCGCAGATCCTGATTATGGTGATATTACTGAACCAACAACTGGTAGAGATATTACTATTGAATATACTTCAGCTGAAGATGCAGGGACTTCATATCCTGTAACTACAATTAGAGTAAAACCAACTCAAACTCCTATAACAAACGATGAAGCGCAAGTAAAACAATTGTTAGAAGGACAAACTAATATTACTGATATCTATTCAGAATTAACTTATGATGAATTGAAAGGTATTTTAGAAGGTTGGTTGAATCCATCTGCAGAAGGAGGACAAGAGAGTGTATCACAACAATCACTTTCAACTCCATCAACTCCATCAACTCCAGCAGCACCTGCTCCACAGGCAGCAGCACCTGTTGCAGAAGATAGAAAAAAGTTAGATGATGTAGCAAACGCATTTGACGATTTATTCAATTCATAATACTAAAACTTAATGGCAAAAAAGACAAAAGAAGATGATTTGGCAAGTTTACTTGCTGAATCATTAAATAAACAGGCAAAAGACCAAAAGGTAGCATTCTTTTTGGACGGGGGAGATTCCCCTACTGATGTATCCGATTGGGTATCAAGTGGAGCATCTATGTTAGACGTTGCCATTTCGAATAGACCTTATGGTGGATTTCCTGTTGGTAGAATCGCCGAAATTACTGGATTGGAACAATCTGGAAAATCATTAGTATCAGCTCACCTCCTTGCGGAAACGCAGAAAAAGGGTGGTGTAGCTGTACTGATTGATACTGAGAACGCAGTAAGTAGAGAGTTCTTAGAAGTAATTGGTGTAGATGTATCTAAATTATTATATGTAGCAGCTGAGACAGTAGAACAATGTTTCGAATTTACTGAAACTATTATTGAAAAAGTGAGAGTAGCATCGAAAGATAAACTTGTAACAATCGTAGTAGATTCAGTAGCAGCAGCATCAACTGAAAAGGAGATGGATGCAGATTATGGTAAAGATGGGTACGCAACTGATAAGGCAATTATCATTTCCAAAGCAATGCGTAAAATTACTAATTTAATTGGTAGACAGAAAATCACATTGGTTTTCACAAATCAGTTAAGACAGAAAATGAACGCAATGCCATTCTCTGACCCTTGGACTACTTCTGGTGGTAAAGCTATCGCTTTTCACGCTTCGGTACGTTTAAGATTAAAAGGAATGGGAAGTATTAAGGCTAAAGTAAATGGTATTGATAGAATAGTAGGTATTAA